AGCTGACCTTAAAACAGCGGTTGGGGACGAGACGGCGGGAATCGTAAAAGATATTAACGATTTACAGGCGAAAGTCGCGGCGAATCAGGCCGACAGCACGGCGACCGAGTTTGACGACCTTGTTGCAGACTTTAATACCCTGCTTGCAAGTTTAAAAGCCGCGGGGCTAATGGTAGCAGACGAGGCATAAGTTGTGAAGCCAAGGCTTATTCACCCGCGAGAAATTACGCTGTATAGAATTGTCGCGCTTGACCGGGACGTCTTTGGCGACCCCGTAGACAAGGGGATTGTCGAAACGGGGAAAATACTGAAAGGGCAAGTATCTTACGCGTCTTACGACAGGGTGAATCTGCCGGGCGGCGGCGATGACCCGCAAGGGGCGGGCCATGTGTTGTTTTATACGAGCGACTGGGAAGAAGCGGGGGGGATGAAGGGCGACGAGCTTGTTTTATCTCCCTCAGATTCCCGGCTTGTAGTTATCGAAGTGCGCCCGTGCGGACATTACCACGGCGTAGCATATTTCCAAAAAGTTATATTTGCCCGAAAAAGCGCCTCTGTGAAGGGGGCCGTGCGCCAATGAGCAACAAATCGAAGCTAGAGGGAGACTGGGATGCAATTCTTAGCGTTTTGGCCAAAAGTCCCATCAAAAAAGCAATAGATCTTACGTGCAACCGTGTGGGAATTGCGGCGGCGGCGGCGGTCAAAAAAGGCATACGGGACGGTGCCCCGGGGGGGAAGAAGTTTGCCCCGCTGAGCGATTTTACCAAGGCACGGAAGGGGTCAACGAAGCCGCTTATCGACAACGGCGACCTCCTTGGGAGCATATCCCACCAGGTTATAAGCAGTAACGAGGTGTGGGTAGGGGCTTTGCGCGGCACAAGGACGAAGGACGGCAAGGATATTGTTGATATCGCGGCCGTCCACGAGTTCGGCGCTACTATAAAGGTTACGCCCAAGATGAGAGGATATTTGCACTCTCAGGGCTTGCATTTAGCGGCCTCTACCCAATACATTCATATCCCGGAAAGGTCTTACTTGCGGGCGACCTTTGAATCTCCGGAGTTCAAGCAAGATATCCTTGGTATTGCCGAAGATACGATAGGGGCGGTGTTCAAGCCATGATTAAAGAAACGACAGAACAGCTTATCTTGCTTTTACGAAACAAAGCGGAAGAAAACACCGTCATGTCGCAGGGGGATATTACCGAAATTAAGACGTTGCCCGCCATCGTTCTGACAGGGCCGAGGTTACAGGAAGTACGAAGCCTCAGAACGCAGGCCAAGATGACGGAAAAGGACATGGAGCTTTTGACTTACGCGAAGGAAACTGCCCCGCGCTGGTACAACATGAGGTTCGAGGTTTCTGTGTCAAGCCAGACATTTCGAGGCTTAGCTGACCGGATTGAACTTTTGTCAAAGCTGGCTCAATCCGACCCGCTTTTGACTGTTGAGCAAGAAGAGACAGAGCGGAGCCGTCAATATTATTGGGACTGGGGAACATTTCCAAGCAACCCCGGCACGCCCAATATTTCCGGGGTTTACGAGGCGGCAGGAGAAATAATTATTTACGATGTTGAAATATACAGCGGAATTGTAACAGAAGGTCCTTTAATCACGCGGATTGAAATCGAATCCGGAGTACAGCCGAGGGACGGCGACGCGACAACGGTCGATAGTGTGGAAATAATCGAGGCCGAAGACGAGACGGGCGAACCCGAAGCATAGCCATAAAAAATGTCGTTGGGAGGTTTAAAGATGGCAAAAATACAGGAAACAGGCGAAGTCGTCGCAGAAGCTACGACAGGAAGGACCGTCTATGTCGTCAAAAACATGGACGTTGGCAACAGGGATTACCCGCTTGCGGGCGGGGGAACACTTTATTTGCCTATGAAGAAAAAGGGCGTGGCATGGCCCGAAATTAAGGGGTCGCAGATAAGCGCGGCACTCCGCAAGGCGGAAGCGACCGGGCACGTTAAAATTACCAGGAAAGAGGTGAAGTAATATGGGACTTGGATTCCCTCGCCCTATAGCGAACGAGATAGACCTTAGTTATTACGTCGATACTTTAATTAAGGGTGTATCCTGCGTACAGGGCGTAACAGAACGCGGCCCCATTAACACTCCGACACTTGTGGGGTCAGCGGAAGAATTTGCGCGGGTTTTTGGCAATAACCTCGATGACTACGAGTTCCCGCTGGTTTGCAAGAGGGCGCTGTCCTACGGCGCAACATTGTGGGTCAGTCGAGTCGTACACAAAACGGTTGACGGAGTTACAATTTCGACCGCGGCGGCCAAGGCAAGCGTCACGCTTAAAGACAGGGCAACACCTGCCGTAGCAACATTGAAAGTCTACGCAAGCTCAGAAGGGGCTTGGGGCAACGACCTCAAAGTCGCAGTTACAAATAGCTCATCAGATGACACGCTGTTTAACATAGTTGTCTACAGCAACGGCGTCGTAATCGAGACGATCCCCGACCTTTCGATGGACGAGGCCAACGAACGATATGTTGAAAAAATCAAGGGGACATACGTTACTTTTGAGGACCTTGAATCTGCCTCGACAGGCGACAAAAACATGCCGGCTGTAACTACGGATAACATCGCGCTGACAGGTGGCGACGACGGACTGACAGGGCTTGACGACGCCGACTACATTGGTGTTGAAGCGCACAAGACCGGGCTTTATGCCTTTGATACCGTCAACGATGCCTTGCAGATTGCAACACCGGGAGTTACTTCGGCCGCGGTTATAGCCGCCGGACTTGCATACTGCGAAAAACGCAAGGACATGATGTACATATGCGAGACGCCGGCCAACCTCGACCCGCAGGGAGCCGTAGACTTCCGCAAGGGCGAAGGAGATTACGACCACGCTGTATTTAATTCCAGTTACGGTGCGATGTACTACCCCAAGCTGAAAGTTTACGACGCGGAGTTCTCGAAGGAGCGCACGGTTTCGGTCGTCGGCGACGTCCTCGGAATTATGGCCGTCAACGACTGGAAGGCGAACGAGGCAAGGGTCCCGGCAGGACTTAGGCGCGGCCTTATACAGAACGCGCTAGGGGTTGATTACAACCTTGCGGCGCCCGCACTTCTGGCCAACGCCAACCTTGCTTGCGAGAACCAGGTCAACCCCATCGTCAACTTTGCGGATTACGGGCTCGCGCTTTGGGGCGCTCAGACGCTACAGCGTTCGGCTTCCCTGCTCAGAGAAGTCAACGTCCGCCGCATGACACTTGTAATCAAAAAGGCAATCACCACGTTCGCATGGAACTATATCCACGAGCCGAACGACCCGACGAGCTGGAGGGCTTTCTTCTTGGCCATCGACCCGAAGTTCCGCGAATGGAAGACAAACAGGTGGTTCTATGACTACAAGATAGTCTGCGACCAAAACGCAAAAAGCCTCGACGACGCAAAGCTCAACACGCCGGAGAGCGTCCAGCGCGGAGAGTTCAAAGTCAAGATGTTCTACAAGCCGGTTGTCGGCATTAAGTGGATACTGCTTGACTTTGTGATAACCCGACTCGATGCGGTCTACGACGAATCAATCGTAGATTCGGCTATGTAGGAAGGGGGGTAAATAAACATGGGACTGCACCCGACATTTTCCGGTAATCCCGGTCAGAAATGGCAGTGGACGGCCAAGATAGACGGCTTTGACGTCGCTTATTTTGAGCAAGTTACTTTCCCCACAAAAGAGCTGGATGAGGACGTATTTAATCCGGCCGGTTCTGTAAGGGGAACTAAGTTCGCCGGCCGCGCCACCATTTCCGACATTACAATCAAAAAGGGGAAAAAGGCCGACGGCGCCGACCTTGCGGGCTACGCATGGCTTGTTACAGCGTGCAACACGGCCGCGGGCGAACTTGGCGACCCCTCGACATACAAGAGGGATATCGACATCGTTCGCACCAACAGGGTTGGAACGCCCATTGAGACCTACGCCTGCAAGGGCGCGTGGGTCAAAAAGGTGGAGCTGGACGACGGCGACGGGAGTTCATCGGAGCATCAGATTGAGACTTTGACAATCGCCATAGACGATTTCGAAATTGTGTAACAACAAGCAGGGGGCCGGGGGACCGGCCTCCGCTCTTTATAAAATTCCGGGGGGAAGAAAAAAGATGACTAAAGCAAAAAACAGCGGAGAAAATTTTAACCCTATGACAATAACCCTGCCGAGCGGGCTTACGGTTACGCTAAAGCCTATGACAGGCCGGGCAGAACGCGTGCTCGAAGACAAGAAACTTTATAAAACGGGGGCCCTCGTAGACCGGTACATGATGGAATGTATTGAAACAATCGGCGACAAAGAGACAATGACCCCGCAAGAAAAGGAAAAGGCGCTTCTGGAGATGTTGAGCGGCGACAGGAACTACCTTCTCATGGCCATACGTATTGAAGGGTTCGGCCCGGACATGATATTTACTTCCACTTGCCCGAAGTGCGGCAAGGACTCCGGCTACCAAATAAACCTACAAGATAAATTGGACGACGGGACATTTCCCGTTATCCCGTACCAGGACGCCCCACAACGAATAGAGTTGCCGGTTAGCGGCGGATATGCAGAAATCGGATATATGACCGGCCAGCGCGAGAGACAGATGGCTCAGCTACCCGACAACGCCATACATCAGGGTATGCTTTTAAGGATTGAATCATTGAACGGAGAGCGCCCGACACTTAAAGACCTTGAAAACATGCACGGGCGGGATCTATTGGCCTTACGCGCGGCCATGGGGAACATGAGAGGCGGGCTAGATAGCACAATAGAGCTTGATTGCGGGGAGTGCGGAGCTAGTTACAAAATAAGCATCGCGAGTGTGCCGGATTTTTTCGTCCCCTCGATGACGAGTTTGGAGAGCGCTGGGATTTAGAGGAAGAGGTCTTCTTTCTTTGTTACGGCGGGGTCTTTTCAAGCCGGGAAGAGATTTTGGACATGCCGACGGAAACGCGAAGGTGGTACGTCAACAGGCTTATTAGACAGTTTGAGGCAGAAAAAGAACAGATAGAGAGCGCAAGCAAGGGAAGGTGATGCTTTATGGGCGGAATAGCGGCCGGAGCCATGGGACTTGGAATTGTTATATCCCTAAAAGACCAGGCATCGCGCGGCATTGAGAATCTAAAAACGCGCATTCAAGGACTGAAAACAAGCTCCGAGGAAATGACCAAGGCTTTTACCGCGGGGGCCGTGCAGTTGATGAAGGGCGTCGGCATTATGGCGTCCGGGGCAGTTTTGCTGTCTAAGATGTTCGGCGGGCCGATACAGGCGGCCGTACAGTTCGAATCCGTCATGGCCGACGTTAACAAGGTTGCCAACTTTACGACGTCGCAATACAAGGAAATGTCGGCAGGGCTTGTTGATATGTCGAAAAACATTCCGATTGCGGTCGAAGGGCTTGGCAACATTATGGCGGCGGCGGCACAAGCCGGCATCGCAAAGAACGAGCTTCTTGATTTCACAAGGGACGCGGCATACATGGGGGTTGCATTCGATATAGCCGCCATGGAAGCAGGCGACGCAATGGCCGGGTTGCGCTCCATTTTGGGGATAACGCAAGAGCAGGTCATTCTTCTTGGAGATTCCATAAACCACCTTTCCAACAACATGAACGCAAGGGCGCCCGACCTTCTTAACTTCACCAACAGGGCCGGCGGTATTGGACGCATGGCGGGCATGTCCGGTCAGCAGATTGCGGCTTTTGGTGCGGCCTTTTTGGATCTCAAAACGCCGCCGGATGTAGCCGCAAGGGCCTTTTCGTCGTTCATTATGAAGCTGACAACCGCGTCGAGCGCAACGAAAGATGCCCAAGGAGCATTCGCCAAACTTGGAACGACCGGAGAAGCAATAGAGCGGGCCTTCAAAAAAGACGCAACAAGCGCCATGTTCGAGTTCTTGAAGGCCGTCAAAAGCTCTTCCGACCCGATTGGCATGCTTCGAAGTATCGTTGGGGAAGGTTTCGCTGACGACCTTGCTAAACTGGCAGGCGGAAGCGATAAGCTGGCTCAGGCGCTTGGCCTAGTTGGGGCCGAAGCGGAATACGCCGGGTCAATGCTCGAGGAATACGAAGCGAGGGCCAACACGACAGAAAACGCGCACGCGCTTTTGGCTAACAGGATGAAAGCTGTATCTTTACGCTTCGGACAAACGATTGCTAAGCCTTACAGGCTCCTAGTGAACGGGATAAGCTCTGTAGTCAATGCGATTGCGGGGCTCCCGGAGCCTGTTTATATGGCGATTTCTTTGCTTGCGTCAATAACCGGCTCAGCCCTTGTTTTAGGCGGCGGGCTCATGGCAATCGGCGGGATTTTGAAGATGTGGCCCTTGATTTGGAGATACGGGGCACAAATGGCGCTAATGGCGATTACCACCGTCCAAAACGGAGCAAGGGCACTCGCCGCAACAATGAGGGCTGCCCTGTTACCAATGCTCAAATGGGCGGCCGTAGCAGGCGTTATATACCTCGCATGGAAAAACAATTTCGGCGGCATAAAAGACGCAGTAAGGGCCGTGAGTGAAGGTTTCAAAATGGCTATGAGGGCAAACGCCGACGGCATTGTTGAGATGGACGAGGCTCTTGTTAACTCCCTCAAAAAAGCGGGAATATGGGAATTTACCGTCCTAATGGCGAAGGTTTTTTGGCGCATGAAACAGATGTGGCAGGGCTTTAAAGAGGGATTTGCCGATTCCGTGGCGGGCATAAAACAGATGTGGGCCGGGATAACGGCAGTATTTAGGCCGCTGTTTGAAACCGGGAGGTTTATTTTGCGGCTTTTCGGCCTTATAGACGCCGCTGGGAAAAGCAATATCGACATTTGGAAAAGTTGGGGTTACGCGATAGGAGTTATAGCCCCGATTTTGATGATTACCCTGACTGCCGTCAAGGCATTTGGTGTCGCCGTAACAATTTTCAATGGAGTAAAGACCGCTATATTGGCCGCAAAAGCGGCAGTAATCGCTATGAACGTGGCTATGCTCGCTAATCCGGCCGGCGTAATGATAGCAGGGTTCGCCCTCGTTGTAGCTATGATAACCACCGCGATATATAAGTGGGACGAGATAAAGGCCACCATGTCGGCGCTTTGGGGTTGGGTCAAATCCACCTTCCCGGGATTTGCAGGGATTATTGACACGTTTATATTAGCGCCGATACGCGGCCTTATTGGCATCTTGGATACCGTTTGGGGAATCATGAAAAAAATCTTTGGCGCGCGGGGCGACATAGAGGCGACGGCATCAAGCGCGGCGAGCATTAAAACGACTTCCGTAACGCCTGAGATTACTCCTGTCCCGGTAAGGAAAGGCAACACAGCCCCGGCAGAGCGGAGCGCACCGGCCGCAAAAGAAAAGATTACAGCCGAGGCAAAGATGTCGCCGGCTCCAATAGAAAAACAGGCCCCGGCAGAGCGAAGCGCTCTGGCCGCGAAAGAACGGGCAAAAGGCAGGGGGCAGGCAACGGCGGCCCTCGCGGGGAACAAAAATAGCGCGACTATCGTCGCCGCTGAGAACAGCAAGGCGGCAAGCTCACAGCAGGCCGAGATCAAAAACAACGTGGACGTCAATGTTCACCCGCAAGAAATTAACGTCTACATCGACAAGAGCAAGGTCGGAAAGGCTGTAGCTGACTACAACGCGAAGGAAGATAAACGGAGAGGGAGGACTCGCTAATGGCCGAAAGAACAGAACAGGCGGGCGCTCTTATCGATTTTGACGGGGGCGACCGCGTCAATTTCTCTTGCAATCCGGAAACAATCCTCGACAGCGACAGCACGGACTACGCATTGCACTCGATACCCGGCATGAGTGGGCCTAAACGACAGTTTACGTGCGGCGGGACGCGCTCAATTTCTTTCGTTTTGAGGTTGCATTACGGAATGGAGGATAACGTGGAGGCGGCTATCAAAAAAATGCGGGCATGGCTTTACCCGGAGTACGAAAATAATAAGCTGAAACGGGGGCCGCACCGGATATTACTTTCGTTCGGCAATAACTGGCTGAACGAAAAGTGGGTCATGACCAACCTTGACGTACTCGGCAGGCTTTTTGACGCCGATTTGAAATGTATAGCGGCTGAACTATCAATAACTATGGAGGAATATGTCGAGACAAGCCGCGGCAGGGCGGAGGTGGGGAACTAATGGAGATTGATTTCCGCAACCGATACAGATATTCAACGGCATACAGCGGAGCGAGCGGTGAATACTTTGGAACAAGGCCGCCGGTAGAGATACCTGAATCACCCAACGACCGATTCCACCGGGTAACAGAAGCAGAAGTGAGAAGAATTGACCTTATTTCCTACAGGTATTACGGCGATGTGCGGCTTTGGTGGATAATCGCCGAGGCAAATAACATTACCGACCCGACATACCTTACTCCCGGTAGAATTTTACGGATACCGTCGAAAGATGTCGTCTATATGAAGGTTCTGCCATGAGTATAAACATATACGAGCCCGTCCTGTATATCACTATAGAGAACAAAGAGGTCGCCAAGGACATTTCGGACGACATTATCAATTTCTCTTACGAAGACGTTACCGACAAGATGGACGAACTGAGGTTGACGATTCTCGACGCGGAAATGGTTCACATCGACGACCCAATGTTACAAGAGGGAAAAGAGATTAAGGCCAAGTGGGGATATGTGAACAACCTTTCCGAGATAAGGACTTGCACCATCAAGGAGATTGAATACGACTTCCCGGATGGAGGCGACCCCACAATCACCATTGTTGCTTACGACAAGGGACACAACCTGACAGGGAGGGCCGCAAGGACCGTTTGGAAAAATAAGACCGTTGCTGACATCGTTAAGGACATCGCAGGGAAACATAAACTCAAGCCTGTTGGCCAAATACCGGACAACCCGCCGAGGGCCTTTACGTCGCAGGGCGGAAAGAACGACATGGAATTTTTGTTAAAACTGGCGGCCGAGGTTGGGTGCGTCTTGAAAATCAAAAACACAGAGCTATCCTTTGCCCCGGCGTCCGACGGCGGTGCGGTGGTCAAGTTTATATACCGGGCGGATCCGGACGGATATTTAAAGAACATGCAAATCAAGAGCGATGCCGAGCAGGGCAAGGGCGCGGCATCCGAGACGACAGCGCCCGGCATTGACCCCGCCACCGGCAAGCCCTTTGCTCCAAAAAGCGACGCGTCCCAAAGTAAATATCTCGTCAACATGAAGGACGGGAGCGAAAAAAGAGAAACGAAGAGGGACTCGAAACACGACGAAACGGGGGCCGTTGCAGTATCCACGGCCGAAACGGCAAAAGAGGCTGAAAATGCGGCAAAACGAAAGGCCGGGAGCTCGGTCAAAGATGCAATAAAGGCGGACATTGAAACAATCGGCCTGCCGTACCTATGCGCCGGCATGACCATTACGATTGACAATATAGGAAAGAAATTTTCCGGGGATTGGAAAATCGTGAGCGTGCGGCACATTATTGACGACAACGGATACACTTGCGATATTGAGGCCATCAAAAAAGACATCGGCAAAAAGTCCGACAGCAAGAGCGCCGGAGCCAACACGAATAAGGAAGCGGGGGCCAGTAGCAATGCCCCGGCCGCAAGCGACAAGAAGAACACAATAACCGTAGATTTGAAAAAAGAAGGTGAATAAGCAATGGGGCTTGAACTGGCAGGAAAACACAGGGGTATTGTTATAGATAACGCCGACCCGGAAAAACTGGGGAGAATAAAAGCGAGAGTTGAGGCCGCATGGGGGCAACAGCCGGCAGAACTTATACCGTGGGCGTGGCCCTGTTTTACTGCCGGCGGGAGTCCTGATTGCGGAGACTTCTCTCTCCCCGAGAAGGGGGCATGCGTGTGGGTCGAGTTCCTTTGGAACGACGGGGAGCCCGACCCCGCTTGCCCCGTATGGACCGGTGTTTGGTTTCCGAAAGGGGGTCTGCCCGCCGAGCTTCAAAGCGTTGCGCCGGAAGACTTGCATTATTACAAGGTACAAAAGAGCGCGAACGGCAAGCACGTCATAATCATGTGCGATAAGCCGGGAGAGGAATACATCAGGATTAAACACGGAACAAGCGAACAAGTTATAAGATTTGAAGCAGACAAAAACGCTTATATGGATTCTCCGCAGGGGGATATCCACTTCAACAAGGAGGTATAAAGATGCCGGCCGTAACAAGATTAGGCGACATTTGCACCGGCCACGGATGATGGCCGCCAAGACCTTCAGTTGGAGGTAGTGGCAACGTCTACGTCAACGGCATTCCATGGCACAGACAAGGCGACGCATGGGCCGTGCATTGTTGCCCGTCCATACCCGAATGCCACGCATCAGTGTTGGCGGCCGGGAGCCCTAATGTTTACGTCAACAATAGACAGGGCGGGAGAATCGGCGACCCTGTGGCCTGCGGCTCGGCCGTAGCGACCGGGTCAGGGAATGTCTTTGCGAATTAACTTATAAGTTAAACCGAAGGGGGCCGCCCTCATGCTCATTGGAATGGGATACCCGGCTATTGCTGGGGATAAGGGGCTTTTTAAAACAAGCACCAACGAAGATTTGATTAAAGGAAACATTATTCAAATACTGGGAACGAGGCGGGGGGAGCGAGTCATGCTCCCCCTTTTTGGTACCCGAATTTGGGAGTATATCCACGAGCCGCTGGACGCGCCGACCGTCCAATTTTTACGGGCCGAAATTGCAGATGCGATTCGGATATGGGAGCCGAGAGCCATTTTCGTGTCGGTGTCGTTCTCCCAAAACACGACCGAGGGCACGCTGACAATAAAGCTGGTCTATCGGACGGAGCTCAACCCGGAAGAACAGGTCGTTGACTTGACTTACAACAGGGCGGGAGGTGTAACAATGTGAGCGAGCTTAAACGATTCAATTATATGGCGAGGGATTATGAATCCATTATTAACGACTGCGCCGCCCGGATTAAAGCCAAATACCCGGACACATGGAATGACTTCTACGAGGACAACTTGGGGGTCGTGATACTCGAGATTTTTGGGTACATATGCGACACGTTGCTTTTTTACGGCGACCGGCAGGCGCTTGAGACATACCTTGCCACGGCGACCGAAAGACAAAACGTCATAAACATCGCGGCGGCCATCGGATACCGCGTAGCCGGGGCAAGTCCCGCGATGGCAGATATTACCTTTTCCATAGACGAGGCAAGGGCACGCGACGTTACAATCCCGGCAGGCACGCAGATAGCGACACAAGAGGGGATTGTGTTCGA